ACATAAGATGAATTTGGAGGATTATTAAAATCAAATTCCATACAGTCAATAATATTAATCAATGTATACCCCATAAATTCATATTTATTAATAATTTCTATAGCGTTTTTAAGCTCATATTCCTGATTAATAATGCTATCCGGTTGAAAAATAAATCTTTCAAATACAATCGATGGTTTGGTTAATATTGTATCGTTGGTTAATGTAATTTTTTCTTCATCAAGGTTGAAATATATTTTATGTATAAGTTCCATTGATTGTAATAAAGTTTTGTATTTATTTTTTTCTTCTTCTGTAACCGCGTTATTGTTCGATTGTAAATTCTCGATAAAACTCGATAACCAAAATAATTCATCAAAAAACTCTCTAGTTACTTTACCATAACCCATCTTTAATAATTCTTGATACTTATCGTATTCATTTTGAAAATCGCTAAGTAGCAAATTGTTTTTACTGCGAATATTTGCAAACATATAACTTTTGTTTTTATAATGTTCATATATAGTGCGTGATAGTTCCATCTCTATACTTTTAATGATGTATTCTGGCAATTCTTCATCTATATAAATTCCACCTCTAACGTTATTTATGCCACAAAAACTCATGTATCTTTTTGTCCATGTATTAACATCAAAATAATCATGCGCATTTATGGTTTCTAATAAAGAAATAGGTTTATTCTTTCTAATATATTCAAAAAGAGTTTCGCACTCCATAGTTAAAATATCGTATGATAAATCATCTGGTGATAAATATAAAAACCATTTATCATTCTCTAATTGAAGAACGTATATTTTTAAATTACTGGTCATTATAAAATATATAAAATCTATAAGTTTATATATTTTATTTGATTAATAACTTATTTCAAACAAAAGTTTGTCTGTGGAATTATTACAAATGGATTCGATGCGGTTGAACCTAGAGGAATTTTTTTACCCAATACAGTAAATCCATCAAACCCGAATTCTATTTGTAACATGATAGAAAGAGCTTCTCTTGGGCATTTTTCTGGACCAGCTAGAGAACGACGAATATTATAATTTGCGTTATTATTAGTATTGTTAGATTCAACTGTTTTCCATAATTGGCTTCCATTTTCAAGTATAGGAGATTCTATATCCACTGGACTAAAACTAATAGAAGAAGTATTATGCGTATGTCTTTTTATAGTAAAATGGCCTTTTTGCCATGCAATGTGGCTATACTCATTAGAATCATGTAATGCTATGAAATATCTATGTTCGTTGTTAAATAATGGGCCATCAAATCTAATATAATAAGATCCCGTATTATTGACATTTGCAGCTATTTGGTAAGCTTTTCCATTATCAACAGATATCAATAATATGTTTATTTTATTAGGTATTTCTTCAGACCCTAACCCATCCGTTCCTGGTTTATGTTTAAAATATTTCAATGCATCTTTATTCCATTTAATAATAAAACCTCTATTAATTGTGAGAGACAATCCATTATTCGGGTAATTTATGATGGATTCTTCCTTTCCGCTTCGTCTTTGCATTATGCATATTTTTTTAGGTGAGAAATATCTATCCGTTCTTGATGATGAGTGGACGGAGAAATCCAATCCATGGTTACAGTTATCTTGCGAAAATTTGGTGTCGTGCGGTATTTTCCATTCGGTTTTAATTTCCCCGTTTCCGCTTTTCGACGACCTAAATTTATGCATCTTAATAGGAAATCCGCTGCTACTATCACTTGGTTTATGAAGATTAAAATATAGATGATGTTCTTCATTTGGATTTAAACCACTATAATTAATTTTGAAATGTATACTATCTCCTGGATAGTATTTTTCGATTTGAAACCTCGAAAACAAACTACGTTCAGCATTGTCCATAGATAGCGACAATGATTGCGCAGCAGCACCTTTAATAAATTGTGCAGTAGCCGTTAATACTGATGAAAAATCAATCTTAGCACCAACGTTAACAACTGGTATTGAACCACCAAAACTATATCTTATTCTCGCAGAAATTGAAACAATAACAGACAGTGACGTTGTAGATAATCTAATACCATTATTGGAATATTTTGGCTCGAGTTGATTTGAATTAATGAGTGAATATTGAGCTGACCATCTCGAATTTGCATACATAATATGATCTTCTTCAAGTAATGTATAACCACTTGAGAATGTTGCTTTGCCTTGGGCCGATCCAGATCCTTTCACAGTCGCCCATGCCCCACCAAAATTAACATCTAATGATAGTCCAGCAACAATAGGTATGGAACTAACAGGTCCTTCTTTTGCAAGATTAAAATATTTTGCAGCGGATATTGTTGGGTTATTTATTACGATTTCAATGTTAAATCCGGCTCCACCAGCATCTTTCGCTTCGAATGCAAAAGTAGAAGCTTTTCCTCCAAAAACATTAAATACTGCTAATATACCAGCGCCAAGAAAAGAGTAACAATTAGAACATGTAACTCCATTACCTAAATTAATTAATTGATTTATTGCCTTAGTTCCTGACGCGTGATTAAAATTAATGGATCCAGGAACAGTAGCTGATAAATCTATACATTCGTTTCCTTTTATATCTAAAGCATAGTCATAATCAATAGGAATCCCATGAACATTAATAGTGTCACCTCCATTCTTGTGTATAGAACCTTGTTTAGATAAGAATTTTTCGTCTGTGCATAAAAGAAGAGGACTATCAGGTCTAAGAAACGACGACTTCTCTAATAAATTTCTATCTGTTGGTACATATATTCTATTGTAAGGAAAGCTTATTTCGGAAACAATTTCAGTATCCATTATCTGGATTGGATGGACGAGTTCAGTAGTTACTTTCTTACAAGTAACCGAATTGATATTTATATCTTCTAATCTAGTCACTTGTCTAGAAAAAATAAAACCTACTTTTGCACCATTATTGGAGTGCTCATGAACATTAGCATTATTTGAATTATGTGTTCCGATATAATAATCATCAACACTGATGTCGTGATTGTTACAATCAATTATATGATCATTTGTAATATCATAAATATTGTTTGATATAAGATTGTCGTCTAATGAAAAATACTGTTTATCTTCAAATAACTGAATGCTTGTTGTTGTCGTATGTAAAGCTTTATTTGCTATGCTATCATATGTAACATTTACAACGTCATCCAATTTATTTTTAACTTCAATATATTGAAATTTTTTTAGTCCAGAATTGAGTGTATCAAAAAGCTGTTTTGTGTGTAGATATGCGTCTGTAAATTGGTTTTGTTTCTGTTTTTCATGGAATAAATCAACGTCTAAAGTATGTCTTTGTTTATTATTTGTGTATGAATTCACAAAAACAACGTAGGCAAAAAATATAATATATGAATACAGCATTCTTACATATAATATATAAAATAATTTCTATATTATATTTACTATTAATATCTTTAATGCTTAGCATTAGTAGTTAAAGTAGGGTTCAAACATATTTTTTGATCAGGGAAAACTTGTCCTGATAAACATTTGTCGTGTTCACCGATTTCAATGCATCCTCTACGGCCTTTATATTCACCTACCAAACACCAGCTTGTCTTAGCAGCAGTTATGGGTTTTTGTATGGGATTTGTAGAACTATCGGGTTGAGGACTATGCTTATTAATTGTAGAAATATTTAAAGAATTATCGAGTTGTCTTTGAGCGTTTTTGTCAACGTTGGCTTGGCTTGCGTTTTTTAATAAATCTCCTACTGAATGTAAGGTTCCTTGGGCTATGTCTACACCTACTTCTACTGTGTCGCCAACAATATCAGTTGTTTTGTTTATTACTGTTCCAGCAGTGTAACCAAAAACAGAAAGAATCTGTGTTATTAGTGGCGTAAAAATTTGGACAATAGATTGGAGTAATTCGCCAGCCATTGTTATTACGTTTATCCCTAAAAGTGATAGCAGCAATAGAATAACCAATACAATTATTATAGCGTTTTTATTACTAAATAAACTCCCCGTGGTTGGGGTTGAAGGAGGTCCTTGATAATTGTCCATGATTAGATTATATAATATAGTATATTATTTTTGTCATTAGTAATATAAAAATAATAATTTTTTTATAATTATGGAGGAAAATTGCAAATATGTTTCTAGTAGAGGTATATTAAAGTCATGTGATATGCATAGTTTAACCCCAGTTTCAAGTATTCCGAATTTAATAAACTATAATAAAAATGTATTCGAATCGGAAAACAACTGCATCATTTATATTTGCAATTCAGCAATCCGAGAATTCTGTAACTATTATCGCAACACGAAATGTAAAATCATATTAGTTTCTGGTGATTCTGATACCACACTACCTTATGATATTTTTTCTAGCGAAAAAGAGTTTTTTGATTTTATTGAATCAGATAATATAATTCACTGGTTTTCGCAGAATTGTGTTATAAAACATCCAAAAATATCTCAAATACCAATAGGACTAGATTATCATACACTTGCTAATCAAGATTATAAATGGGGACCTATGCAATCACCTATAAAACAAGAAGAAACACTAATTAATATTAAAAATAACGCACAACCTTTCTGGAATCGAAATGTGAAATGTTATAGCAATTTCCATTTTAATTTTTATAAGTTTGGACAAGATAGAATTGACGCAATTAATAAAATACCGCCTAATCTAATATATTACGAAAACTTTGAAGTTCCACGTGTAGAATCTTGGAAAAAACAATCGACATTTGCTTTTGTAGTGTCTCCTCATGGAAACGGACTAGATTGTCATAGAACATGGGAAGCATTGGCGTTAGGTTGTATAGCAATAGTAAAAAAATCTGCGTTAGATCTATTATATGACGAATTACCAGTGTTAATAGTTAATGATTGGTCAGATATAACTACCGACTTATTATATTCTACAGTTAATAACTACAAAAATAAGATTTTTAATTACAATAAATTAACTTTGGAATATTGGTTAAAAATAATAAAATGCAAAATGATTTAGAATTTACGTTTGATTTATACTTATATTTTATAACACTAATCTAAAATGAGTTTTTTTAGTTTTATAGAGACATTCTTTTTCTTGACTTTAGGAGTTACGTTTGTTTTAATACTGCTTTTGGTTTATCACTTTAAGCAAAGGTTATCTGCTCTTGAAAGTAAATGTGATACAGTTTTTGAATTAATTTCGAATATTGTTAAGGAGTTAGCAGTAGTCCGTCAAGCTCAAAATAATAATATGGTACACCAAATGAGTATGAATACATTTAATGTAGAAGATATGAGAGAATTAACTAGAATCGTGCACCCATCAATGAGTCCTAATGAAGTAGTTGAGAAGATAAAGGTTTTAGAAGAAGATTTTGACGAGGATGAAGAGGAAAGTTCAGAAGACGAAGATAGTGAAGAAGGTAGCGATGATGGTAGTAAGGATAGTGGGGAACCAAGTGAATATGATGATATGCCACCCCTTATAAATGGAACATTTGAGGTAGATGATGACGTTCCTTCTAATATAAAGATTGTAAACGTTCCTATCAGTGAAAATATTGAAGATTATATCGAACCGGTTGAGCTAGACCAAGACATTGCTGACTCGGAAAATAACGACCAGCTAGAACCTGTCGAATTGCAAGAACAAGAAGAAACAATTCATGTAGAAAAGTTGGAAGAAGTAGAATCTTTAGAAAATAATGAAGAGAGCAATGATTCACAAAAGGATTCGAAAGAGGTATATAATAAGATGAGCGTTTCAGAATTAAAGGCATTAGTTATTACGAAAGGATTGTCAAGTGATCCCAGTAAGAAAAAGAAGAACGAACTAATAAAGTTACTAGAAACAACTGAGAATTAAAGTATCAACCTGATAAAATAATATATAAAAGAATATTATATATTATAAATGTTTTCTTATTATCAACCCGAAAAATTAGAAAGTGCTTATCCAATAATTAAAGAAACCATACCTAGATCTTCTTTAGGATATGGTACGAATAATAAATACCCTGAATTTCCTCCATTAATGCAAGACGGTCGATCAATAGTATCTTCGTGGCAGCCAGAAGCAATTATAAACGAAGATTTAATACAAAGCAATAACATTAAATCGAACTGGCAATATCGTAAATATTTAACTAATAATGCAAAAGATATTATGCAATACAACTTTCGCGAATCCTGCAATGATGTAGGGTATTACAAACGTCCTATTGATTTGCCTAATATGCAATCTAATAAGGTATCAAATTTGGGAGGAACACCTTACTCTTTCTCATCCGTGCTTGATAATTCAAAACCTTTTGGATACCATACGAGTGACTTGAAAGAAGTTTATTTGAGCCGCGAACAGTTAGATGCTCGCAAAATCTCACCGGTTATTACACAAGAACAGCTTATTAAAAATATTAACTAATAATGCCCTTATAATTACAAAAAATTGATTGTTATTTTTTAATTATAACGTTAAACAACCAATAAAATCATGTCTCGTATCAGTGACGTTGAAGCCATTACTAATGTGCTCAAGAGCAATCCCCAATTGCTCGAAGAACTCCTCTCTACTAGTATTAACCTGAGAGAGAATGTAAAAAAGTATAAGATTGATCGCGACCGCGCCATGGAAGACAGTATTTATCAAGTAAAAGCCAAGGGGAAAATTGACTTTTCGCCAATACAGCTTGACTATATTAAGAATCTACCAAATAGTGACGAATTCATTGACTCACTCAATATACCGGTAGATGTCAAATGTGATATCAAGTGGATGAT